ACTTCGTCACTCTCAGCCTCTTCAGCCTTGGTTTTGACCTTGGCTTTCGGGGGCTTGCCCTCCATAACGATGGGCTTGGTCTCAACGCCATCTGCCTGTGCGACCGTCATGGTGATGGCGCGGGTGGCAACTTCAGTCAGACCTTGCTTGGCGCAAGTCTCGTGCTCGTCATCCGTCAGCCAACGCATGGGCTTGAAGAACAACTTGGGCGACTCGGCCTTTGTATCAAACTTCATGCGGGTAACGACCATATCGGGGCCAATACTTTGGGCAACCAGCCAGCGGCTGTAGGCTTGGAGCGGACGATCATCGCCACTCTCTTTACCAAAGATGCTGGTGGCAGGCAGGGTCAACTGAAGCACGTCGCCCTCGATGTCGTTGGCAAGCACTACAGCTAGTCGCTGGGAGAAGCGGCAAGCACGGGCATCGCCATTACCTGAACCCTTGACGTTTTGTGGGCAGGAGGCACAGGTGTCGCACTGCGGGTTCTGCACTTCAAAGGCAGGACGCTCACCATCAGGCGACCAGCAGTCGGGAGGCGCTGGGTTCTCGGGGTCATACGCACTGCCGTAATACGTACGGCTGATCTTGGGTGCGGCATTAACAATCACTACATCTAGGTAGCGCTCTTCGATTGAGGCGACTTGCTTACCACCAGCCACCAGACGGAAGACGCCTCCCTTGATGGAGATACGCTTGGTACCGCCAGTACCATCGCCCGCAAGGGCTTTCGCTACGGCTGACAACTCGCCCTTCTTCGCAAACGCCGGGACTTGCGAGGGGTTAAACACGGCTACGTTTGACATGGACTACTCCTTCACTTCGATGGTTTGCGGACAGTAACAGTCAATTCGCTGTCCGAGTTAAGGCCCGGTGGGACTACGCCGGGGTTTTCTTCAAGGAACTGCTTCATATTTCCTTGGGAAATGCGCTTCTCAAACAAATCCAGCACTTCATGGTCAAGGACGAATTTCTTGAAACTGTCCCAGTCATTGGTGAAGTAGCGGGTTTTCTGCCCGAGAATGATTGTGCCCTCGGCTGTGTTGGCGCTCTTCTGTCCGGTGGACACAAGGATGTCCTTCATAGCGTTGGCTATTTCCTGCTGTTGTTCCTTGAGCGTCTCGACTTCCGTCTCGTACTCTTGGGTCAACTTACTAATCCGATCCCGGATCTTCCGATAAACCTTTGCAAGTTTATCGAGGGGTACTTGGTCTTCCATTTGTGTATCTCCTATCTAATTTTTGACAATTATGTACAACATTTTACTTCTCGTCAAGCAACTCCTCGTACAGTCTGACCAGCATATTGTTGTCCTCCACCCGCTCAGCTAAGCGCTTGAACATCTTGCGCTCGATTTCACTCCCTTGAATGTGTATGACCGTCACCTTGTCGCTGCCTTGCCCCTTGCGGTCAGAGCGCGCACAGCACTGTATGTAGGTTTCCGTAGACATGACCGGCCCCCAAAACACTACCGTGTCAGCGGCAGTCAGCGTCACGCCATGCGCGGCGGCTTGGGGTTGGATCACTAACACACGGGGTTCGGTTTCTTCTTGGAAATTTTTGAAGATTCGCGTCCGTTTGGTTGCGGCTACGTCTCCGTGGATAACTTCTACCTTAAAGTTGTTGATAGTAAGATATTCGTAGATGGTGTCGATGCTGTGGCGGTAGGGGGCGAACACCAACACTTTCCGATCCGTCTCCTCCAGCGCCTCCATCAGGACGTTTAACCGGGGGGAGCAGTCGAATGTCACTACCTCCGCGTTGTCCGTGTACGCCGCACCTGCGCTTATCTGCAACAACTTGTTGACTTCAGCGGCTGCATTGATGGCAGTGATCGTCTCCCCCGCCGCCTTGACCAGCATCTGCTCCTTAAGCATGTTGTAGTACTTCTTCTGCTGGGGGGTCAGCGGCACCTCACGGGTCTCGGTAATGACGGGCGGCAGATCCAAGCACTGGGCTTTGGTGAAACGAATTGCTGGTTGCAGTGCCTTGTGGATCTTCTCCTGCGCATCGATCTTGGGGATCCACTTGAACATCGTGATCTTGTTCATCGTGACATCACGCCATGCCGTAAAGAACTTGGGCACACCGGTGGGGTTGACCAGTTTAGCCAGCCCGTACGCATCGAGGGGCGACTGAGACGCAGGAGTTCCCGTCATCATCCAAAGCTTTGTGTCGGGCTTGAGAATCTTTTGCAGTGACTTCCACCGCTTGGTCGAGACGTTTTTGTATGCGTTGGCTTCGTCGACAATGATTAGATCGAAGCGCCCGTCGTTGTTGATCTCGTCAGCGATCAGGTTCAGCCCATCGTAGTTTGTGATAACGAAGTCATAGTCGCCCTGCACCATCTCTATACGGCGGGTTGCTTGTGTGTGGTGGGCAACGATTGCGCTTCGGTGAATCACGCTGTTGCGTAAATCCTGCATCCACGCTGAGTGCATGATCGAGAGCGGGCAGAGAATCAAACAACGCTGCACCCGGTTGGTCTTCATCAAGTAGTCAGCGGTCCATAGTGCGGCAAGCGTCTTGCCTGTACCCGGCTCAGAGAACACGAACGCACGCTTATGTAATGTGAGGAACGCCGCCGTGTCGACTTGGTGCTTCATCGGCTTGAACCGACCGGGCCAGTCATAGCGCACAGTGATCGGAGAGGGAACGTTGCGCACACCCAAGTTGCGCAACACTTGCACTTCATCAAGCCCCCACTTAACGGCTACTTCATAGATGCCGTTGCTCTCTGCTATAACCTTCGACTTCGGAATAATTGTGTATTTGCTTGGGTCTCTTGTGCGCAATACCAGCGCTTTGTTTTCAACTATTTGCATATGACTCCTTCAATTGGTAGCACTCTACGTAGCCAGACTTGCGAGGTACTAGCTGGTATCGAATGATGTCGTGCTTCATCAGCACGCTAACAATCTGTTTCCACTTTTCTGTTTGTACTTTGTCGTTTGTAACCCAACGATTTTTAAACCGCAGATACCATAAGTCCGCCATTTGATCTGGCGTTAGATTCATTTTCCGTTGTCGCTCCTATTTGATTTGATGCTGCGAATACGCAGGTTGCTCTTGGTTGTCTTGCCACCTGAACGCAACGGCTTTTTGTGATCGATGTCTTTGCCTTCACGTGCATCGGCTTTGCCGTTGTCGTTCTCGTCCTTGCCGTTCTTATCTACAAGTCGTTGGGCTTTAACTCGCTCAGCGCGTTGTTTGATCTGCTCCGGCTTGCCGTGGTACTGCGCATACTCTTTCCTGTAATCACGTGCCATGTTGGCCTCCTAATGTTTTGGGTTGAACTCACAACTTTTAACTGGGCACCATCCGCAAAGCGGCGTTGGGTTTGGGTGCCAAACGTTGTTTGAAACAGAAGCCACAAGCTTTGACACCCGAAGGCGATACTGCCACCACGCCGACTCGATGTCGTCCCTTGTCATGCGGTGCTTTACTATCGACTCCTTTACAACAAACAACAGCGCCGAATCGACTTGGCGAATGTGCGGGAAGTGTTGGAACACCATCAGCGACATAAGGATCAACTGATCCCTGTCGGGATACTTGTCGTTGCCTGTCTTGTAGTCAACAACTTTAGCGGTGAGGTTGTCGTCATCAACAATCAACAGGTCAGCAATACCCCGCACCCAAAACGCTGGGTCTTTAAACGCACAGGGTGACAAGTCTTCTTTGAGCGCCATCTCATGCTCGGGTAGTTTGCGACCGGGCTTTGACAGCAACGCATCTAGTGTGGGCTTGATGAACTCAAACTCAGGCGGCAGAGGCTTGTCCTCCTTCACAAACAACTCAGCCGCCTCGTGCAACTCTGTCCCATACCGCATTTGCTCCGTCTCTTGCGTTAGGAAGTTCTTAAGCACACGCACTTCATGGTAACGACGGGCGCATCCTTCAAAGTCTTTCAACCCGCTGTGCGACCACGTTACTGGTTTGGTCATTTGAATCTCGCTGAAAGGATGGCGTTGTTAAGACGGGAGGAGAAAGCACAAACAAACTTCTCGTTGGTCTCCAACTTACTACCCATGTCTTTGAGGATGGCGTGGGTCAACTCGTGCCAGAACGTATCGTTTACGTCTTCGTCTTTGAAGCGTTTGTTGTTGATCGTACTGCGTGTAGCAACTTTGATACATGCTGTGTCGTAGTCGGTGCTACCCATCGTACCCATTACCTCCATCTTGTCGATGACACTTACTTTGTACCAGCGCTTACCTACTTTCAATCGTTTTGGAATTCTCATTTTGCATCTCCATATCGTTGTCCGGAATCAACTTCAGCCGTTAACGGAATACCCGGCATGTACTTCGGCTCCATAGTCATCTGCGCTAAAACCCATGTTTTAGCGTCCTCTGTTTCCGACTCCGGTACTGCCACTACAACCTCGTCATGTACCGTCAACACACATGGATACCGTTGTTGTATCCGAAGCATGCCGTCAGTCATGACGCACCTAGCCACTGCCTGAACGATGTTTTCAGTCAGTTTGCCCCCATACAGCTTTCGATTCTCCCCGTAGGTCCACTGGACTCCACGCTCGTTGGGGGTGTTGCTCAAGCCGGGATAGCGTAACGCTAGCCCACTTGGTAATACTACTCTCTCCTTCTCAAAAGTCAAACATTTGTATTTGATGGTCTTGCCTCCTACCAACGAGCGGGTAATAGCGCTGTCGCAGAACTGCCAGAAGTCACGCACAGGTTCTGCTGCCTCCCGATACTTGTCGATGATATTCTTGGCTGAGACGCAGTGAACCAACAACTCATGCTCGGTGCACGTACGAGGGATCTCCTCCATACGCTTGAGATTGTCCTCCCACTCAACAAACCGACTCAAGTACTCAGCGTCTACACCAAGTTGTTTGGCAAAGGCTTTGTCGTATCGAGTCGGTGGCGCACCAAGGAAGCCAGTCAACAACTGAGCGGCAAACGATGCCCACCCCAGTCCATAACCGCACCCCAGTAGCGCAGACTTGGCAGACTGTCGAAGGTCGGGGTGGCTTTCTTTACTCATGCCGGGGATGCCGAACATCTGTGCACCGAACTGAGCGTAAGCGTCCTGCCCTGAACGGAAGATGTCGAGGAGCGCTTCGTACCCAGTCAGCCATGCAAGCACACGCGGCTCGATCTGAGATAAGTCACATACCACCAACGTGTTGCCCGCAGGAGACATGATCGACTTGCGAAGGAACGACCCACGCTTTAAGTTTTGCAGATTAAGTCCAGATCCTTTACTAGCAGACCAGCGCCCTGTATGTGCGCCGTAATAGTTAAGGGGTACCGGAAGCGAACCGCGTTGCGCAATGTCCAAGAATCTCTGCGCTCGTGTGCGTTCCAATGTTGATTTAACTGCCAGTCTCGCCTCACAAAGGAGAGCCACGTCTTCGTTATCGGAGTTAAGTAGCGCCTGAAAGAGCGCATCGTTTTTAGCAAGCGCAAGCGCCTTCTCACCGGTGGTCTTGCTAACCTTAATCGGAGGCTCCACTCCAAGACTGCGTAACAAGTCACCAAATTGCGGGTTGCTTGCCAAGACGGACTCCTCAACACCAAGACGCGAAAGAAGATCGCCTCTCTTTGTCTTTTCTTCTTCAATCGCTGCACTGAGCATCTCCTTATCAAGTTGTAACACCGGGTTGGTAAACATCTTCAGCGTGAGGTCGATCAGCTTTAACTCCTTGGCAGGGAAGCCCTTGACCAAACGCTTGAACACCTCCTCACACAGGTACGTGTCGTGTGCACAATAGTCAGCCAACTCCTTCTCAATCGCTGGCGTTAACTCGGCTAGTCCATCTGTGCTGTACACAGCCTGTCCCTTGGGGGGCAGACCAAACTCATCGGCTAACTTGGCAAGGCTGTTGCCCACCTCCACCCCACGCAGAGCACGCGCCATAGAGAGCGAGTCGAAGATGAATGCAGGCTTGCACCCGTACACCCACGAGAGGATCGCTACATCAAACTGAGCGTTGTGCGCTAGCACTGCGGTGGTCGACCAATCGATAGCATCGAAGGCGGCGGGTAAGTTATTGTGTGTGACCCATACGGTGTCGTTTTCACCGTACGTCTTAATACAACAACCGAACGCTTTAAACAGGTTGTCGCGTATGTACTGCTCAGTGGTGAGTTTGCTTAGCGTGTATTCCTTTCTATCCCACCGTGTTTCAAAGTCAATTACCAGTATGCGCTCGTATGGCGGCTTGGACATGGTCAAGGTTCTCCTCATTTATTACTAGCGCGATGCCGCCCGCATCACGAATTTTTTGCAGTTCCAATTCCTGCAAGGCGGTGGTCTTGTTGTCTCCTGCTTTGCACTCAATAGCAAAGAAGCACCCGTTGTAACACCCAACGATGTCGGGTATGCCTGACCGACCATAGCCAGACATTACGGGAAAGAAGTTGTACGCACCCATCTCTTTGAGCAGGGAGACAACCTTGCGCTTTACTTTAACCTCGGGGGTCATAGCAGTGCATCTCCTAGTTTACGCAAGCGGTCTGTAGATTCCTCTTTCTCCGTCTTTCGCATCAGCTTCATCAGCTCCGCTGGATTTACTCTTGAAAAAGGATTGGTTGGATACGGCATGGATGCTCGCCATTGTGCGTCGTAGTTCGCTGAGTTCTTCATTTTTATCAGCCAATCTTTTTCGTAACCTTTTGATTTCGACATATGCTTCTCCTAGTTTTAAGTCCAACTCATATTGGTCCGGTGTCATCGTCGTCATCCTCTCCTCCTGTTAAAAGTGTTTGCCATAACTCCATGTACGTTTCCATGCTTTTGTACTTGTGTCCGCACTCAAGGCATCGGTGCTTACGCACCACGTATATAAACTCCCGTTGCTCATCTCGGTAGGTGCGTGTGTCGTATATCTTTGTCGCACCCTCGCATGAAGGGCAGAACAACCCCATCACTCAATCTCCGAAGCGAGCTTCTTGATGTACCAGTGAGCCTTCTTCAAATCCTCAACGCCGTTCTTGTGCTTCCAGCGCCACAGATACTTGATTGAATTGCCAGTGCAATAGCCTTCAAATCCATCCAACCCTTCGCATGCAGCTTTGATTGCGTCGATGCACTCGATGCCCCCTTTGTTGTAGTGAGGGGGTTTGTTGACCATGTCAGGTTTGTCACTCATTTTAATACCTCCGGAGGTGCGACCCTGCCAGCCCATACGTTGGCGCAGGTCAGTTCAAGTTCTAGGGATGGACGGGGTGAGACTCGTAGGGCTTCTTTCTTTCCTGCCTCAAAGATTTCTACCATGTTCATGGCTTTAACACGGGACCCATGCTGTACACCGATCAAGAATATGGCTACAACAAGGATCACCATTCCTGATACAACTGTTGTTAGGATGATTTTATCTTTCATTTGCCCTCCCATTCGTTGAGTAACTTCATACCGGTATCAGTGATCTTGATGTAACACTTGCGCCCGTCTTTGTCCTCGGGGTGCAGGTGCTCGCTGACCAACCCCATCGCTTTCAATGTACCCAGCTTCCTGTGAGTAGTGGCGGCGGATGCTACTTTATCCTTGGCACACTCGTCCACTATGGTCTGAGTCGGCGTGGGGTCGGGGAAATCACTGAGCATGTCGAGCACGCACACGGCAACAAAGTCCATGTCGTGCTCTTGGTGTAACTTCAATACGCGTAGCGGTCTCATGTTTATTCCCTATGGTCTGCGCCAAACAATTTACTGTGCCACAGCGTTACTGTAGGCATGTGGTTGTGCATCTTCACAGGCTCAACCTTTCTCATCGGAGAAATCCAGCCAATGCTTTTTAAAGCCCGTACCCCCGACACCCATACATTCGGATGTAAGTTAGCGGGCCTCCTCAAACCGTTCTTGGCGCAGTACTCTCTAAACTCATCGCCTGTGACTTGATGTTTGATTGACAATAACTCCGCCGCCAACTCCAAGTAGCGCTCCACGAAGTCCGGGTTTTTAGTCATAGCTTTTTGCCAACAAGTTTCTGCTAAAGCCATGGCATTTTCCATACGTATTTGATTCATTGCTTTCTCCTTAGAATTTAAAGCGGTCAAGAATGTCAGCCACTTGGGTGCGCACCTCGGTACGTGCATCGTTGTGCTCGCGCAGATCATCAGGCGTGACAGACTTCAGCACACGCTCGACCTCAACCCGAGCCGCCTCTAACTGCAAGTCGTTGGTTATGTTCAACACCTTTAACAGATCACACAACTCCAACCCGCCCTCGATCAGCGAGTCATGTATGCGACCCCGAACAACCTTGCCGTTGATCTTCTCAATCTTGAGCCGCTCCATCATGCGGTCAAGGTGCGCTTTGAGTCGGTCACGTGCATCCTTCATCGCCGCATCGATGCGCTCATCAGCCAACTTGCTGAGCTTGGCTTGCAGATCCTTCTGCGCTTCGTTGCCCACGTCAACACGGAAGTCACCTGCTTGGGGCACAGGCATGTAGTTGACACGGAAAGCAAACTTGCCCGCGATGTTCTTGGGGTCTGGATACTCGTTGCGGTTGAACATTCTACCCAATGCCATCGCTTGCGCAGTAATCAGCGTGGGGTAGATCGTGATGAAGTCGTTAACGAGCGTACTGAATTGCTCCTCACGCTTACTCATCTCATCGTTGAACGCAGTGAACTGCGCAGAAGGCAACAAGCGAAGGCCTGAATCAGACCAAGGCAAGGTGTGGGTATAAACATACTCACGTGCAGAGTTGACATGCGCAACCACTACATCCAACTCATTGCGACCAGCAAGCAGATGCTTGTTGACCCGAGCCGCACCTTTTGCTTGTGCACCCTTGTTGCTAACAACTTCTTCGCTTACGTTCCTGTCCAGCTTACGTGCAGTCCACGATGATGTGGTCAACTCAACCAGCAGTGCACAGGTGTCAATGTTATATCTACTCATGTGTATTCTCCTTTCTTATTAACTAGCGCTTACGCAGTAGTTCTACAACTTGTCTTTTTTGATCGATGTGCGAGGTCACGTTGTTCGCTCCATACTTTTTGATGACCAGTGACGACATCGTCGACTGAATATCTTTCGGATTAAAGTCACCGAATGGAATCTCAACAACTTTACCAACCTTCAAGTCTGCAATGAATGGGTGGATGTATCTACTACGCGAACCATATACAGCACTACCCTTGAAAGCACGCGTACGAGGTTTAGTATCAACAACAACCGGCACTACACCATGTCGCCATACTTGTCCTTTCAAACCAACCTCGTAGGTGCAACCCAAATTACGCAGCGTCTGAAGCGACTCGTTAATGACCCGAGACTGTACAGAAGAGATGTTGATAGTAAATTCTTCTTTGGTTGGTTGAAGGAACGGAGGCACACGCAGGCTAGTCTCTCTAGGTAGTCTGACAAGTTTTTTCTTTGGCTTCTTGTGCGTCTCCTTGAGGCCCAGCGCTTTGAGTTGTGCACGTTTCTCGCGGTTGGCAATCAACATTTTGTTGACGACGGGGTTGGGGTGAAGAACTTCTTGCTGTTGATCCATTTGCTCATCTCCTGTTTCGTTGGTTGTACCGATAACTTCATCGAAAAGCTCCATCTGTTTTTTCACTTCATTCAAGTCCATATCAATCTCCTTACACGTGGATGCGCATGGTCTTGCCATGCTTGGGTTTAAAGAAGTCGTTGTTAATCACAGCCCACAACTCGTTCTTGCAAACAGAATTGGGAGGAGTGAGGTAGCCATCGGTCAACCAAATGGCACCAGTCAACGGGTACTGCTTCTGCTTCAAGTACTTCTCTACTGCTTGTGGAGTAGTACCGCCGCCCCCCACTGGCTTTAACTGCTTGGCGATCTGATCGTATTGACCACGCTTGAACACCTGCTCACTGCGTACCTCAGAGTCCCACCAGATCAAGCGCACCATGTCAGGGTTAGCCTGCTTACAGATGGCGGCGATCTCTCCGAACATCACGGGATACACGCCCTCCATCGAGCCGGAGGTATCACCAAGGATCGCAACCTCGCCTGCTGTTACATCAAAGTGCGAGGGCATAAGGATGTCGAGCGGTAAGAACCTACGATTGGGCGGGCACATTCTTGAATAGGTGTCACCCTTACTCACGCCATTGAACCAGTCACGCAACGCACTGCGCCAATCAGTAGACCGATCAACGCCCAGACCCTTCAATGGGTTGCCACCACCACCCTCACCAGCGAGGCGCTTCTGCATCATGTCGCCACTGTTAAGCGCATCGGATACTTCTTGGCGCAACTCATCTTCTTGTATGTCTGCTGGTGCAGGCATGTGCTCATCAAGCGGCTCACTCTCCTGTCCACCACCTGCGCTTTGTTGCTCTTGAGGCGGTGGGTTGCGCAGTAGATCTTGCAGAACATCGACAAAGGATCGCCCGAAATACTTGGGGTCAACCAATGGTTCAGGATCTAGTGGACGCTCGACAAACTCAAAGCGTGGATCAGTCTGCTCAATGAACGCATTGACTACGTAGTCCATCGCAATGTTGCACTCACGTGGATACTTGGTAGCCAAGTCTTTGTAGTCAAGCGTGTGCTTGAGCGTGATGTGTAGCGCCTCGTGTGCTTGGATGTAACGCAACTGCTTACGCGTTTGTGCAAGCAAGAAGTCTTGGTTGTAGTAGATGTCACGACCATTGGTACCAGCCGTGCTCACGTCATTGCCTACGAACAAGTTGCCCATCATCACCGCACCCGACAACGTACTGAACATAGCGTGGTTCATGATGTCAACGTTCACAGCGCTCACTCTTTGTTGGGGCGTGAGCCTGTCCCACGGAGAAAGGTTGTGCATGACTAAGCCTTGTAGTAGATCCGATTGTCGCTAAGCATCTCGACAAAGGGCTGGACGGTAGAGAACAAACCCAGCGTGGCATCGTCAGACTCGGACACGCGGCGGCACAGAAGCGACTGCATCTCAGGCTCAAGGCGTTTGATGTAGGTGGTGAACGCATCTGCATCATCTCGTGATCTTGACTGCGTGATGGCACGGAACACAACGATCTGTTGTGCAAGTTTGTTGGCGGGAACTGGAGCGGTGAGGGGGTCAGACTTTATGACATCCGAAGAAGGCACCTGCTGTCCGAAGCGCATGAAGGACATTAAGAGAGAAGTAAATGCCTTACCCACTGTTCCATTGAGGGCTTGCTCCAGTGTGTGGGGGTCGAGCTTGTCAGCAACGTCGAGAATGTCAGAGGCCGCATGGATAGAACGGGGTGAAGCGTACGCATCTTGAACGGTGTTGGGGTTGAAGATGCCGGGGTTGTCCTTCTCAATGTCTTTGCCATAGTACTTACCTCCCTCTGCGTAATCTAAGAATGAGTCAAAGAAGATCGGATGCTCTTCTAAGAACGCCAACAACATAGCGTTCAACCTGTTGGGGATAGCGAACCGAGTCAGCCACTCATCAAGCGAAGCCTTGCGCATGTACGCAATCACCAGCCTGTTGCGGTGGTGCGGCTCCATGTAGTCCGACAGTCCCTCAGTTGCAAGGTTGGTTGCGGCGAACCACACCGACCCATCAGCGAAGAACATCGAGCCAACCCTGCGCTCGTAGTAGATGGGCGCCACAATGTTCTTAACGAACTGAGGCACTTTGCCTATCTCATCGAACATGCCAAGTACAGGCTTACTGTCTGTCGCCCCGCGCTGATTGACAAAAGACAGACCCAGCCGCTCGTTGGGCAACTCACGAGATACGCCCCGCTCCCGATCAATGTCCGGCATGTAGAGCGAGCCGTCCGACAACTGCGTGCAGTCGATAGGGGTGGGCTTGATGAAGTCGGCGAAGTCAGGGTCAGCACTCAGTGCCTTGTGCAGTGAGGTCTTGCCGATGCCGTTCTCACCCATCACGAGGACAGTGCGCTTACCGCCTACGTGCTTGATGAGGTTGACGGTCTGGTCAAACGAAAGAAAGTCTTTGTAGTGCATATGTATCTCCTATTTAATTTAACTGCACCAGTAAAAGATTGTACAAAAAAATAAAACTTTTGACAATCACTACATGTAGTACTACTTGAAATATCCCGGACGGTCGTACACGGTGTCAAGCACGTGGGCGATGTAAGACAACACCTTGCGCTTGGGCGCATCGGACTCCACTGCCACTATGGCAAGTAGCGTGGTGAGAGCAGGGATCAGGTAGTCCTCGGTATGCCCCACCATGGTCTCCTCCAGCGCATCGAACAACTCCTTGTACTTAGCGTAGTCGGGGTTGTTCTCTTCGATAAACCTCGGGTCGTAATACTTACCCATGCTGATTCTCCTTATCTAAAAGACGTTGACGATAACGACGATACTGCTCTGGCGTGTGCCTTGCAATGATCGTCAGGCGTTGGGGTGCGCCGTTCATGTACTCAGTCCAACGATCAAAACTAGCGTAGTCCATCGCTTCTTGCTTGGTCTTGAACTTGTGAGGGCACCCCTCGATTGTGTAGACATACTTACTCATGCGTCTCTCCTTTCTTCAGTAGTTGTTCTGCTTCGATCACAGCCGAGAGCACGTCTTGGAAGTAATCACAGCGGAAGTCAATAGGATCTTTCAGGTAAGCCTGTAAGTCTTTGCGTACACAGGCAAGCAACAGCTTGATGTGTTTGTACTCTTTGTTATCAATAGCGATCATGTTCACCCCTTTCAAAATAGATGTCGTTGATTGAATTGTCGTACTGGTACTGCGACTGCTTTAATTGCTCACCGAATAACTCCTCTCGTACAAGGTCAACTAAAGTCTCTGGATCTGTGTATGCCATGTCCACCATCTCTGAGCGTGTCATGTTGTAGAGGTACGGCGTGTCGTTGTCCTTCTTGTTGTAAGTGTAGGCGAACGGGGCGTAGTCGTCCCATGTCCACTTCTTGACCTCTCGTACCGCAGGGTTGCGCTCAACAGGTAGGTTCTGCCAATCAACACGCAAACACGCATCACGCAGAGCAAACAGTGTGGGGACATGAAGCGTCTCGTTGCCACTGTGCTCGTTGTCATAACCGCATGAGAGGTTGGTGCACTCGGGTATGTCAGAGGTGTAGTTGGCAGTGTCAGTGAACACACCAGTGTCGTCAGGCATATACATACTCACGCCGTCATCGTTGAGTGCATCGGCAAGCGCTTGAGCAAACGCATCAGAACAACAGCGAGTCATGCCTTGATGGGTAATGACAGATGTTGACCCCTTACGATCAAACGCAACAGCGTAGTCGAACCTCTCAAGGAAGTCGTAGTGCTTGTCTGCAATGTGTGCTGACCCAATGCCACCTCGCTCCTCGCATCGATGGAACACATACACACCAGCCACACCGGCATCGATCATCTCCAGCATGACCCATGCACCCGCCGCATCATCAGCACCCAAGGACTTGCCGTCCTTCTTGTAGTAAGTGTGCGTGGTGCGGTTGTACGCAATGTGTTGCATCCCGTCCTCCATGTGCACAGTGTCGGTGTGCGATGAGAACATGATGTGAGGTTGGCTTCCATCCGAGTTGTTTACAGTAACAACAAGGGCGGCATCGTCAATCAGTTGGGGTTGATACGGCTTGATGAAACGCTCGATCCATGCGGCTTCAGATTTGCTACCATGCGGACGCTTGTAGCGAAGCATGTCATGGAGGCGTTCGTTGTAATACTCAACGGCTGGTTTTGTTTTGATCTTCATGGGTGTATCCCTTTCCACTTTGATTAGATTAAAGACACGGGAATCATGTGACCCCGAATAGCAAAGCCCGTGTGCTTGTTGAATGTGCGTGCAACTTCAGCGCGATAGTCGTCGTTCACACCAGCCAACCGCATCAAGTCTCTGAGTGAACGCCAGTTGACGAGCATCTCGTTGCCGTAGTCATCGACCATCTTCGGCTCGTTGTCCAAGTCTATGTTGTCGATGAAGTCCACACACTCTTGACCCGGAAGCAACATGCTTGGATTGACGCAGTACACAACATCGAGTGCAACGTCACAGTCAGTGCGAGCAAACCGCTTATCATCGATCTCCATGGCGTCATCGACGTACACATAGTCGCCATTGTCAAGTTCAACAACGTCGTCCATGTCATACCACGAGCCATCACTTGTCTCGCACAGAACCTCGCGGGCATAGTCTTGCTCGTAGTACTCGTTATTGCTTTCGTTGAGCACGCAACTGTCGGATTCTACCCAGTCGTGATGACCTCGACATGTGTATGCATGCTCATAGTCATCGATACAACACCCGCCGATGTGCATGTCATGGTAGTCAGACCAGTACATATCATCCTCATCCACACTCCCACCGCAAGAGCCACAGGTATGTCTACTGGCTGGTTCTTCCAAGTAGCCATGCGTATTGTGTGCGTAGTGATCGCCGTCGTAGCCGATACGGAAGCACGACTTGCCGTTGAATCTGTCTGATGTGACGTGATGATTATCACCATCGATGTACGGCATGACGTACTCATACTCACCATTCTTGACAGCGGCAACGTACGCATCCACCCAGCCATCGGCTCGCTCGTAGCCCAACTCATTGAATGTATCTTTGAGTGAGTCAGCCTCGTTGCCATACACACGCACCCAAGTCTTGCTCGGCTCATGCACAAACCCACGCGCAACAATCTTGTTGTTGAACAGTTTGTCTTTGAGATAGCCGAGTTTGAATTGCCCCTCAAAGTCATAGACATGGACGGGGTGCACATCGCCGAAGTGACTAAACGAGTCAGACATGCATGAGTAAATACCGCCGTTAACATACACGTGCTCCATGTCTGCGGCAGTCGTAGCCCAATGCAACTCGTATGACTTGACACCATTCGCCATCATGCGGATCTGATTCTCGGTGAGTACGTCCCCATAAAACTGTTGGAGATAACGACCGACTTTGATTGGCGTTTGAATGTCGCGCTGACCTTTGTCACGAGTCTGCGTGTACGAAATCATTGCTGGGTTGTTGACTGATACATGGGGGAAGTGCCACCACAAGTCCTGCTTGAGACTGAATGACAGTCTGCGTATCTGTTTTACAAACAGCGGGTG